CCGGGGTGGCTCTGGGCAGCGATGCCTACCCGATGGCGCTCGGTGCGGAGTTCGGTGGCGGTCGCCGCCCGACGACCCAGCAGTTCGCGCCATGGAAGGGCCACACCGGCTACTTCCTGTGGCCGACCATCCGGCGCGACTCGGACGCCATCGACGCGACCTACCGGGACGCGTTGGACAAGATCATCAAGGGAGTGGGGCTCGAGTGACCGTTCAGCCGATTCAGCGGCCTGAGCCGCAGGACCGCAGGCGGCCCGCCAAGCAGGCAGAGCGCGTGCAGGCGCGCAAGCAGAAGGCCATGGACGCCGAGGCGGTGGGCATCCGCATCGATGGCGTCGAGTACGTCATCAATCCCAACGACATCACGGGGTCGGTCGAGCGGAAGATCCGGCAGACCATCGGCAAAGGCATCCCCGAGTTGCAGATCGACCTCAAGGAGCGCCCCGGTATTGACCTGCTCGGCGAGTTCATGTGGGCGGTCCGCTTCGCAAACGGGGAGCGCGACCTCGGCCTAGATGAGGTCCTCGACTCGGTGTCCTACGGCAGTGACGTCGAGATCATGGTCGACGCGGGAGAAGCGGCCCCAAAAGCCTGAGGCAGCAGGTCCTTTCTAGCCTGCCGCGGATGTCGGCGCTATATCCCGGCCTGACCCCCGCTGCCGTAGATGACATGACACCACGCGAGTGGGAAGCCTACGTCGACTACTACAACGAGACGGCTAGGGAGGCCCAACGTGGTCGGAAGTAGTGGCCGTCGCATCGTCGTCGAGTTCATCGGAGATGCCTCTTCCCTCAAGAGCAACGCGGCGCAGGGCGAGAAGGCGCTCACGGGGTTCTCAGGCAAGGCTCAGGCCGCCGGTAACATCGCCGGAAAGGCGTTGGCCGGCGGCCTTCTTCTCGCGGGCGCAGCGGCCGTGTCGGCGACGAAGGCGGCGGCGGAGGACGAGGCGGCTCAGTCGCAGCTCGCGACCCAGCTCCGCAACACCACCGGTGCGACCGACAGTCAGATCGCCACCGTCGAGAAGTACATCAGCTCCCTGTCTCTCGCCACCGGTGTGTCCGATGACGAACTGCGGCCCTCGCTCGCCAAGCTCGCTACCGCGACGGGCGATGTCGGGCAGGCGATCAACCTCCAGCGGATCGCGATGGATGTGGCGGCCGGTACGGGCAAGTCGCTGGCGCAGGTCACTGACGCGATGGTGAAGGCCCAGAACGGGTCAGTGGGTGGCCTCGGTCGCCTGGGCGTGGCGACGAAGAACGCCGCCGGCGAGACCAAGTCGTTCGCCGAGATCCAGAACGACCTGGCCACCAAGTACCAGGGCGCCGCCGCCAGGGCAGCGGACACCACCGCCGGCAAGACCAAGATCATGACGGTCCAGTTCGGTGAGCTCCAGGAGCAGATCGGCGCCAAGTTGCTGCCGGTGATGGTGAAACTGTCCGAAGAGGGGCTGAAGGCCGTCAACTGGATCTCCCAGAACACCACTACAGTAGGTGTCCTCGTCGGCGCGCTTGGCGCGCTGCTGGCGATCACATGGGCCGTGGGTGTCGCGACGAAGGCGTTCGCTGCGATCCAGGCCGTCATCCGGGCCGCGACAGTCGCGTGGACCGCCGTGCAGTGGCTGCTGAATGTCGCACTGGACGCCAACCCGATCGGGCTGGTCATCATCGCGATCGCGGCGCTCGTGGCGGGCATCATCCTCGCGTGGAAGCACAGCGAGACGTTCCGCGCGATCGTCCTCGCGGTCTGGGATGCGATCAAGGCTGCGGCTGCGGCGCTGTGGGGCGGGATCAAGTCGGCGTTCGACAGCATCATCAACAAGTGGAACGAAGCCAAGGCCATCGCGGCGGCGGTCAAGGACTTCATCGTGGGCCGCTTCCAGGCGATCGTGGACTGGGTCGGCGGGCTGCCCGGCATGATCAAGGGCGCGCTGTCCACGCTGACCAACGACGTTCGCGACATCTTCGACAACGCCATGACCGCCGGCAAGAACAAGGTGGAGAACATCGGCGGCACCATCGTCGGCTGGATCACCGGCATCCCCGGGAAACTGTTGGAGAAGGTCGGGGATTTCAGGAGTGCGGGCGAGAGTCTGATCGGCGCCGTGGTTAATGGCATGAAGAACGCCGCCGGCGTGATCGAGGGCATCGCATCGAACGTGTGGGACGCGGTCAAGAGCCTGCTGAACGGGGCCATTGACCGGATCAACGCCGCGCTGTCGTTCACCATCAGCCTGCCCGGCCCTGACATCAGCGTGAACCCGCCCGACATCCCGCACCTGGCGAAGGGCGGCGTGGTTCGCAAGCCGACGTTGGCGCTGATTGGTGAGGACGGCCCGGAGGCTGTGGTGCCGTTGGGCAAGAAGAACGCGCCGAGGGGATCCATGCCCGGCATGGGCGGCGGCGGGACGACGGTGCAGATCTTCGTGCAGTCCCTCGACCCGCGCGGCGCTGGCAAGGCTGTGGTGGATGCGCTGCGGGAGTACGAGCGGCAGACGGGCCGCCAGTACGTCGTGAGCCCCGCCTAATCGCGGCGACGGAACACCGGGTACGCCTGCGCGCGCCCCTTGTTGTCGCTGGCGACGGTCCAGTGTGCGAGCGACCATCCCACGGACTCGATCCCCTGGATCATCAACGCCCAATCACGCAGGTTCCCGGAGATGCCGCCCGCCGCAGCGGGTGCGTTCAGGAACGGCGTGAAGAGGTAGTCGCCCGCGTCGAGCGCCTTCTGTGCGTCGGCGGTGAGTGAGGCGACTTTCGCGTCCTTGATGAACCCCATGTGCGGAGGCTAGGCCCTCGCCATCCGCCCGTACATAGCTCGAACGGTCTAGGAAAGGCGGGCTGTGATGGCACTGCTGGCTGGCACGTTGTACGACCCCGCCGCGGCGGTCAGCAAGTCCACGACGGCGTTGCTGGCGATGACGGCGATCGACACCACGAACCTGCGGCTGACGTTCGGGGTTCCGGTGACAGGCAAGGTGCTGGTCCGGTTGCAGGGCACGCTGCATGGCGCGACGACCTTCCCGCAGATCACGCTCGGCGTGCTCGAGGGGTCCACGGTCAAGGGACGGGTCACTCCGGCCGGCCTGGTGAACGGCAACCTCGCGGCAACCACGTTCCTCACGGTCGAGGCACTGTTCCCGGTGACGGGGCTGACCCCGTCGGCGACGCTGGTGTGGGATGCGGCCTATGGGGTCGAGACGGTGGTGGCGTCGACGGGCCTGAAGTACGGCGGCCCCAACGACACGACCGGAGACAATGCTTTCGGAGGGTTCGTCTTCGAGATCTGGGCGGCCTGAGTGTCCACTCTGGTCACGATCCTGGCAGCAGGTGAGCCAGCGCAACCGTCGGCGCCCAGCCAGTACATGGCTGTGGTGCGCGTGGAGATCGCATTCAACGCAGGGCAGCGCACCGCGGCGTCGCTCCGCACCTGGACCGACGTCACCGACTACGTGGAGCTGGCTGAGGGCATCACGATCACGTGGGGCCGGCAGGACGAGCGCTCGACCGCCGACGCCAACCAGCTGACCCTGACGCTGGACAACTCCGACGGCCGGTTCACGTTCGGGAAGACCTCGGGTCCCTACGGGTCGGGGGTGAAGCTGGACCGCGCGATCCGGGTGATCCTGGACCCGGTGGACGGCTCGGAGGCGGTCTACTTCGACGGGTTCGTCAATGAATGGCCGACGGAGTGGAACGGCACCGACGCCTACGCGAAGGCCACGATCACGGCGTCGTCGCGGCTGTCGCGGCTAGGCATGATTGCGGCACTGAAATCGCTGATCGAGACCGAGTATCTCGCGGACTCCCCGGCGGCGTACTACACGCTCGGCGAGGCGGAGGGTGCCACCCAGGCCAACGACACCTCTGGCAACAGCGCGGACCCGTTGACGCTGGCGGGTGACGCATCGCTGCCGGTTGTGTTCGGATCAGCCACCGGTCCGGCCACGGACGGCCTGACGGCGGCGCAGTTCCAGGGCACCCTCGGAGCCGCCAGCGAATTCAATGGGCAATACCTGACGTCGGCGCTCTACGGCGACCTCACCGCCTACACCCTCGAGTGCTTCTACCTCCAGGACACGGCCGTGAACGCCATGCTGATCTCCGCACCGGGGTCGAGCGCCTTCCTCCAGATCGGCACCACCTCGACGGGCGAGGTGTTCGGCCAGCATGGCGCTACGACGGTGACGTCATCGCCGTTGTCCACCGGACACACTCACCATGTCGCGCTGACGTGGACAGGGACGACGCTGACCCTCTACGTAGACGGCGTCTCAGCAGGGTCGTCGGCCGTTAGCACGGCGATGCCTGGCCCGGCGGTCTTCTCCGTCGGTGGCGGTCTGAGTGGCGTGGTCGCGCACGTGGCCAGGTACACCACGGCGCTGTCGGCCACTCGGATTGCTGCGCACGCGAACGCCGGCCTGACCGGTTTTGCGGGCGAGACGACCTCGGCCCGTCTGATTCGCTACGCCGGGTACGCGGGCATCCCGACGGCAGAGATCTCCACCGAGACCGGCCAGACCACGATGGTCGGGATCGACACCACCGGCAAGCAGGCCGTCGAGCTGATGCGTATCTGCGAGACCACGGAGGGCGGCGTCGTCTACGACGGGCGCGACGGCACGCTGACGTTCCACAACCGCGCCCACCGCTATGTGGTGGCGTCGTCGTTCACGCTGAACATGGCTGAGCAGGAGGTCGAGGCGGACTACCTGCCGAAGGCGGACCGCGCCGGGCTGGCCAACGACGTCACTGTCCAGAACTCCGCGAATACTGTGACGGCACACCGGTTCGACGGCCCCGGCCCGGGAACCAGCCAATACGAATATGGAGTGGCGACCCTCCCGATCGAGACTGCCAGCGAGGACGACGACGCGCCGGCGTTCCAGGCCGGCTGGAACCTCTACAAGTACAAGGACCCCAAGGAACGGGTCCCGTCGCTGACGGTGGACGCGCTCGCCCAGGTCGGGAAGACCCCGAACTGCGCGGCTGTTCTGGCGGCCACGGTGGGCGACAAGACCACCGTCTCCAACCGGCCCTCGCAGGCCGCGACATCGAGCGTCGACTACTTCATCGAGGGCGGCACCATCCAGATCGGCCCGGAGTTGCTACGGGTCACCTGGAACCTGTCGCCGAGCTCGCCCGAGGCTGACGTGCTGGTGATCGGGGATGCGACCCGCGGCGTGATCGGAACCAACCCGGTCGCGTTCTAGCCCTTACACGGAATGGCACCTCAGGTGGTGCCAGGTGAAGTAGTAGTTCAGCTCATCGGCGGACAGCCACATGACGCCCGAGCACTTGGTCTCGCCGAACGTGCCTGCCCTGAACGGGCAGCGCCAGCGGAGCAGACCGCCGTGGCACTTGTCGACCTCATACCAGTGAGGTCGCGGCAGGCCGGCTGCGAAGTACTGCCTCGTGAACAGGTCGGCCATCTCCTGCGCCTCGTGCGGCATGACCGAGATCTCGGCCGGGTCGAGGTTGTTGTCATTTGCGCTGGCGGATGCCGGGTTGACGCCGGTAAGGCTGATGGCGATGGTCGCGGCGGCAACCGCGATCGCTCGGGGGAGTCTCATGGCTTCTTCACGTACCTCTCTAGTGCTCTGCGGATGACGTCGCTCAGGGTTTCTCCCCGCGCGACCGCCTTGGCTTTTGCTGCCGCAACAAGGTCGGCAGCGGCCCGGAACGAATGGACTGGCGTCTTGGGCATGTGTGTATTACACACGGTGTACTACACGCTCGCCAATAGTCCGATCGGGCTATTCAGCCCAGAGACAGCAGGAACCCCGAAGCGCGGAGCCTCGGGGTTCCCGTGGCCACCTTGGAGGTCAATCCAACCCCTGGAGGGGTGTGGTGGCCACGGACGACCGTACATGAGCCAGCGCCGGAATGGTCGAGAAACGGGAGAATGAATGACCACCTTCACCGGGAGCATCCCGACCATCGCCTCAGGCGACACCACCACGGTCCCGACGAACCTCGCCACCTACCGTGACGCCCTCAAGGCGCTCACCGAGGCAGAGTCGACGTGGTCACCGACCATCACCGCCGAGACGGGCACGTTCACCAGCGTCGCCGCGACGAACTGCCGCTACCTCCAAGCCAACAAACTGGTGATCTGGACGGCGACCATCACCATCACCACCGCCGGAACCGCTGCGGGCGCGATCCGGATGCCACTGCCCGTCACCGCGCAGTCCGGGTGGATCTACCTCGGCAACGGCCGAGAGACGACCGCGACAGGTTCCCTGCTCCAGGTGTTCCAGTCCTCCTCGACGGTGGCCAGCATCATCAAGTACGACAACGCCACCATCATCGCGAGCGGTCGGGCGCTGACCGTCATGGGCCACTACGAGGCGGCCTGACGCATGGCCCAATGCCCCGAGACCGTCACTGTCCAGTCCGATGCAGGATCGACCACCGTCCAGTGCGCCCTTGAGACCGGGCACTCCTACCCGGCTCAGCCGCACACCTACACCGCCTTGGTCGCGTTCACCAACGCCGACTGCCCCAGCTCTGTGCAGGTCACTGTCGGTAGCTCCTTCCGCACCATCGGATGTGCGAAGAAGTACGGGCACAGCGGCGCACATCAGTACACCGTCGCATGGTGAACATCGCTAAGGCGGGGCCGCCCGGGAGAGGGCGACCCCTAACCGCACGGAGTCCGACCTAACCGGACCCGCACGGCTAAGTTGCACGATTCCGCCCGGGGGGTGCGGAGCACATGGCCCGTCCGGGCTATGGACACACGCGAGGGAGACGCGCATGACCCACCCCGAGAGGCCCCGATGATCGACGGCATACCCATCGGCGAGGCCAGCATCTACGCCGGCTGGGGTGTCTTGGCGGCTGTCCTGTTGATCCTGTTTCGGCAGATCTCCCGGGGGAATCTTCTCACCAAGCGTGAGGGGGACGCCATGCAGCGGCGCATCGACAAGCAGGAAGAGGCCCTGGCGTTGAAGGATGCGACGATCGCGAAGTTCACCGACGGCATCGAGCTGAACAACGACCTTGTCCGCGCCTTCCTGCGGGTCGCGGAGCAGAGACCGCCGTCGTGAACTTCTGGCCCCGGTTCCTGCGGGTGCGGTGGGAGCGCCGTGAGCGTGAGGCTGATGAGGCCGAGGCTCGTCTGGCGGAGGCGCGCGCCACGGATGCGCGGGTGCGTCGGTTGACCGCGGAGGCCGTGCGGATCAAGCAGGACGGGTTCACCGAGGCGGTCATCAGGTCCATGGGGGTGCGGCAGTGAGCGTGTACGAGACGTGCGTCATCGCCACGCTCCTGGTCGCCGCACCGGCGTCGCTGTTGTACGCGTTCTTCTACGCGTACCGGCCATGGTTCCACACCGCACCGGGTCGGGCGCTGGCGATCAAGTCGTGGGGCACGGCGCTGCTGTTGAACATGGCACTGCTGGCCACTATCTGGCCGGACTACCCGGGCCGGGACATCGTGCGGCTCGTGGCGTTTGTGCTGTGGGCGATCGGGATCGTCTATCTGCTGATCACACTGCTGTTCTCTGCCGGCGCGCGGGCCTATCCGCCGTGGAACTGGCGGAAGTCGCGACGCGAAGCATTGAAGGCTGACGGCGACTCCTGACCCTTGCGCGCCCGCCCTCGTCTCGCCCGTCTGATCTCCGGAGGAGACACCGTGCTGCTCACCGACCTCGCTGACGCCTGCCGCAAGTCCGGCCTGAAGGTGGTCGAGCTGAGTGGCTGGCGGACCAACTTCTCTGCCGGCGACTTCTCTCCCATTGGCGTGCTGTGTCATCACACCGGGTCCTATGACGACGTCGCGGACCAGCCCAGTGACCAGTCATATGCGCACTGGATGGCGTTCGAGGGTCGCCCTGATCTGAACCCGCCGATCTGCAACCTTGCACTGTCCGCCGAGGGCGTCGTGTACGTGTGCTCATCGGGGAACGCGAACCACGCCGGCGAGGCGAAGGCGTCGGGTCCGATGCCGGCGGCGCCGGACGGGAACGCCCTCTACGTCGGCATCGAGGCGATGAACTCCGGCACGCAGGGCTGGGGGTCG